TCAGTGGCGGCCGCCCCTGCTGCGCCGCATGCGGTCGAACTCAGCGCGGGGAATGGTGCGGTCCATGTCGGGCCACTCGGGCAGCTGCTCGCGGCTGAGGCTGGCGCTCTCGAGCAGGAGGACGCGCAGCTCGCCGGCATGCTCTCGTGCCCGCTGCTCGTTCGCGACCGCGCGCTGGCGGTTCTCTTCTGCCCAGTCCGCGCGGGCCTGTGCTTCGTCCGCGCGGGCCTGCTGCTCGTCGGCTCGCTCGCGTTCGCGGGCGAGGTCCCGGAGGGCTTCGTCGCGCTGCAGCACGATGTCGACGCGGCGCTTCCCCTCACGGGGCGACACGCCTGCTCGGAGCTTCCCGACCACGGTCGCGACCGCTCGGATGACGGAGCCGATGCCGGCTCCGCCGCCGAGCGCTGCGATGAGGACGACGGGGTCGGTCCAGTGCATGCCCTTCCCCCCTAGTAGTACTGCCGGGTGACCGTGTTCTTCGTCCTCCGCCGAAGCGCTGCTCGGAACCAGACCGGGTCTCGGTCTCCGGGCTCGGAGGTGAAGATCACGAGCTCGGCGTAGCGACGAACCATGAACAGGGTTGCGACGACAGCCATGCCGAACGCGGCGAACGTGGCCTGCCCGGACAGAGCACCCGGGAACAGCACGACGGCGTACACCGCGGAGCCCCACCCGGCCGCGTTGTTGCCCACGTACTCGAGCGCCCACAGCCGGGATGCGCGCCCCGCGAGCGCCACCCATCCGGCGGTCATGAGCCAGGCGAAGAGCAGGATGATCCAGCGCTGACCGAGCAGGGTGTCGAACACGTACTGCGAGACGTTGCCGATCGCGAGGACGCCGGAGACGCCGACGAACCCGTAGGCGGCGAGGTCGATGAGCCAGAGCAGGCGTTCCCACCAGACGCGGCGCTGGTTGAGCTTGGGGTCGGTGGCGACCATCGGTCCCCCTACGCGGCGTGCTTCGGGGCGTCGGTGTCCGTCTGGTCCGGGTGGAACGCGGTGAGCCCGTTCGGGTCGACCGTCGTGGACGCGTCGGCCGGAGTGGTCGAGGCGGTGAGGCCGTCACCGGACACGAGTGCGGAACCCACGGACACGGACGTGATGACCGGGACGGTGCCGCTCGCGGTGCTGCCTGCGTCGATGGGGGCCGTACGGATCTGCACCCCGATCTCGGTCGCGATCGACTTCACGATCGCTGTCAGGACGATGATCACCTGTGCCCGCGTGATGTGCCCGGCGAGCGCGTAGGGCAGGACGATGGTGGCGACGACGCCGACGATCTCCGCGCCGGTCTTCGCGATGCCCTGCCACTTCGTGAGGACGAGGGGCAGCCAGTACGCGGTACCGGTGGTGGCGAGGACGACGACGATCTGCAGAACGGTGACGAGGGTCAGCAGGTTGGCCGCGTCGCCCGCGGCGGTGAACACGCCGAGGATCAGGGTGAAGAGGGACAGGATCGACGGGGCGAACTTCTTGAGCGTGAGTTCCATGAGGGAGGGCTTCCTTCGAGATTGGGAGGGGTGACGGGCGGATCAGGACGGGTGCGGGTAGTACTGGCCGTCGTTACCGAGGAACGTCCAGCCGTCGAGCGTCGAGGCGGGCTGCTTGCCGTACTTGATGACCTCGCCCTTCTTGACGAGGTCCTCGACGAGCGCGAGCTGCCGGGCGTTGAGGTTCTTGATGCCGCCCTGCCGCTCGGCGGGGTTCGGGTTCCAGATCCAGTTGTAGGTGCCGCCCTTGATGACGCTGTCCGGCGTGGGCGTGCTGATCAGGATGAGCTTCATGTCGTCTCCATCGATCGGTGCGGCGGCCGGCTTGACCGTCGCGGCGGGTGTTGCGGTAGGGGTCGGCGTCGTTCCCACGGGAACGAGCACGGACGCGCGCGAGCGGTAGGCGTTGAAGTGCCACCACTCGGACGTGCTGAAGGTGCGGCCGGTCCAGATGACGCCGTACAGCGGACCATTCGCGACAAGCCAGGCGTGCTCCGCTGCGGTGAGGGCTCGACCGCCGGGGCCACCGAGGTCCGCGGCTCCCGCACCGTTGGCGGGGTCGTGGGTGGAGTAGTACAGCGCCGCGGCGAGCGCTGCCCATGGTGACCCGTAGGTGAGGTAGTGCTCGTACGCGTCGCGGAGCATCTTCTGCCGGTCTCGGGATCGGATGGCTTCGTTGACGGTGAGGCGGTAGCCGTGCTGGGCGAGGAACAGGTTCAGCAGCCCGATGAGCTGCAGCCCGGCCGACTGCTCCATGTACTGCGGGATGCCGGCGAGCTCTTCGTACTCCGACGTGCCGACGTAGATGTTGGTCATCGCGTTCTTCCTTCGGGAACGGCGAAGGCCCCGCCTGGCGGGGCCTTCGCGTGGTTGGTCGGGTTGCGTCAGCCGATCCGGAGGATCGACGCGGAGACGACCGACGTGTCTGAGGCACCCGTCGTCTGGAACACGGACAGCCCGATCGATCGCGTGCCGTTCGAGTAGATCGGGATGGAGGTGGAGCAGGTGTCCTCACCGGTCGGCATGTCGGCCCGCCCCAGCGCGATCGACGATCCCGAGTCGTTGAGTTGCACGAACGTGCGCCCTGACGCCTTCTTCGTGCCCGACAGTGCCAGCATGATCTGCACCATGTAGAACCCCTTCGCGAGCACGAGGTAGTTCCCGGACTGCGTGACGGACTGACCCTGTCCCGTGTTGGTTTGGGTCAACGACCCGACGGTGGACTGGGATGCGTTCCCGAACGACTGCGTCGTGCGAGTTCCGTTCCAGATGTCCGCGAGCGGGAGCCCGTTGACGTCGAGCACCCTGTTGGTGAACACCTGGTTCGCGGCGAGGTCCTGATCGGTCGCGACTGCGATCGACTTCATCGGGACGGTCATGATGCCCGACGCGCTCGGCCCCACGGTGAGCAGGTAGTCGCCCGACCCATCCGGGTTGTCGGCCGCTTCGAGTCCGAGAGTGACGCCCCAGGTGGTCTTCTTGCCGGGCTCGAGCCGTCCGGCCACCTGGCCCGCGGTGTCCTGGTAGAAGATCAGTCCCTTGGACGTGGTCTCGGTGTGAGCCACGCCCTGCGCCGCGGTCCTGAGCGTCGCGCCCGTGATCGTGATGCCGTCGATCGCGCCGGCCGCGATCGACGACGCCGTGACGGCACCGGCCGCGATCTGGACCGAGGTGATCGAGTTCGCTGCGATCTGGTCCGCGCCGATGCTGCCGGCCTGGATCTGCGCGCCCGTGATCGTGTTCGCAGCGATCTGGCCCGCGGTGATCGTCGAAGCGGCGATGTTCGCGGCGGTGATGGTGCTCGCCGCGACCTGCGCGCCCGTGATCGTGCTCGCGGCGATCTGCGCCGCAGTGATCGTGTTCGCCTTGATGTTCGCTGCGGTGATCGTCGACGCCGCGATCTGGGTGCCGGTGATCGTCGCCGCGGCGATCTGCGCCGCCGTGATGGTGTTCGCCACCAGGCGGTCGCCGGTGATCGTGGTTGCGGCGATGTTCCCACCGGTGATGGTGCTCGCCGCGATCTGCGCCGCCGTGATGGTGCTCGCCGCGATCTGCGCCGCCGTGATGGTGTTCGCCACCAGGCGGTCACCGGTGAGGCTGGCTGCCTTGACCTCGTTCGCGGTGATCGTCCCGGCCACGATGTTGCCGGCGGTGATCGTCGTCGCGGCGATCTGCGCGCCGGTGATCGTGGAAGCGGCGATCTGCGCGGCCGTGATCGTGCTTGCCGCGATCTTCGCCGCGGTCACGGCGTTCGCTGCGAGGGCGTTCGTCGTGATCGCGCCGTCAGCGATGAGCGTCGCCGCCGTCCGCCGGTACACCTTGACCGCGCGGAGCTTGATGTTCGCGCCCGCCGCGCCCTGCAGACCGACGATGAACGAGCCGTACAGCGACCGGTCGTAGGTCGGGGCGGTGACGTTCACCGTGAAGGTCTGCTCCGACGTGGTGACCGACTGCGCAGCGCCTGCGCCGTTGGAGCTCGCGTTGTCCGACGACCGGTACACCCAGACCGTGGGTGTGACCGACGCCGCGACGTCGCTCAGCGCGTTGAACTGGAACACGAGCTGTTCACCCGGCTCGAACGGGATCGGGCCCCGCTGGTAGGTGAACATGAAGAACGACTGCGTCTTGTCGGTCCTCGAGAGGTAGCCGCCGCTGATCGCTGTCGTCGACCCGTAGATGTTCCCCGGGCTCGATGCGGTGAGGTTGACGCCCGTCACCTCGCTGATGGTGGCGAGGTTCTGGAAGTCACCGACCGCGAGCAGGTCCGCGGTGATCGTCCCCGTCTTGATCTGCGCGGCGGTGATCGTGTTCGCGGCGACCTCGGTGGCGGTGATCGTCCCTGCCGCGATCTGCGCTGCGGTGATCGTCCGGCCGGCGATGTTGCCGGCGGTGATCGTGCTCGCGGCGATCTGGGTCGCCGTGATCGTGCCCGATTTGATCGCGGCCGCGGTGACCGAGTTCGCCGCGAGCTCGGAGGCGGTGATCGCCCCAGCGGCGATGTTGCCCGCCGTGATCGTGTCGGCCGCGATCTCCGTCGCGGTGATCGTGCCCGCGGCGACCTCGCGTGCTGTGACGGTGTCGGCGACCATGTTCGCGCCGGTGATCGTCGCCGCAGCGATGTCCGCAGCGGTGATCGTGTTCGCCGCGATCATGTCAGAGGTGATCGTGCCGGACTGGATCCGCGCGGCCGCAATGAAGCCGGACGTGATCTTCCCCGCGTCGATGTTCGCGAAGTTGCCGTCCGCCAGCGTCTGGGGCTGGTAGCTCGTGCCGTCGGAGACGTAGGTCGCGGTGACGACCCCGGTCGACTTGTCCGGCACGACGCGGAACAGGTCGCCAGTTGCCGTGCCCGTCGCGGATGAGGGCACAGTGGTGCCCGAGCGGATCGCGTTCTTCCCGTTCGCCGTCGTCTGCGCCGCACTCGCTGCCTGCGAGGCTGCGGTCGCAGCTTGCTGAGCCGTACCGGCCGCCGTGTTCGCCGCCGATGCCGCCGACGCTGCCGCGGTCGCGACGCCGTCCGTGAACGCCACCCACTGGGAGTTGACGAGGTGCTTCGGGGTGTTCTTCGGGACGCCGTTCGCGTCGTTGCTGGTGTCGACCCAGACGGTGGTAGCGGTCGCGTTCGCCCCGGTCGGAGCGGTCGTCGCCCAGATCGTGTTGGTCCGCCCGTTCGCTGTGGTCTGAGCGGCAGCAGCCGCGTCGCCCGCTGACTTCGCTGCGGCCGCAGCTGCAGTCGCCGCGGATCCCGCGTTCGTCGCATCGGTCTGCGCGTGTGCGGCCGCGGTTGCGGCGTCTGTCGCGGCGTCGTTCGCTGCGTCGGCACCGGACTGTGCCTGCGCGGCCGCGTTGGACGCCGAGTCAGCCGTCGACTGAGCCGCGGCTGCCGCATCGGCGGCATCTCCCGCCTTCGTGGCCGCGTCAGCAGCTGCTTGCCCAGCTGCCCCGGCCTGCTGCCCAGCGGTGGTCGCCGCACTCTGCGCGCCATTCGCGGTGTCGAGAGCCGACTGCGCCTTCGTGCTGGCGTCCGACGCTGCCTGCGAGGCGGTCTGCGCGGCCGTCTGCGCTGCGCTTGCTGCCGTCGAGGCATCGGAAGCCGTTTGTAGGGCGTTCGCGGCGTCCTGCGACGCCTGCCGGCCCGCGGATGCGGCGTCGGCCGCGGCCGCGGTGGCGTCGTCGGCTGCGGACTGCGCCTGCGATGCTGCGGCGGCAGCTGCAGCGCCCTGGGTGGTGGCGTCCTGCGCCGCCTTGGTGGATGCGTCGCCGGCTGCCTGCGCTGCCGCGGCGTTGGTGAGGGCGGTCTGCGCGTTGTCGAGGGCGGTCTGCGCGTTCGCGAGCGCCGTGTCGGCGGCGTCCTGTGCTTCTGCCGCTGCCTCGAGTCCGTCGATACCGGCCTGTGCTGCCGCCTGCGCGGCGGCGTCGGCCTGCGCGGCGGCCGCGGTGACGGCCTCAGCGTTGGCGGAGATCGTTTCGGTGAGGTCGCTCCACGAGTCCGCGATGTCCGCGGCGGTGGACACGACATCGGCGATCGACAGATCGTCACCGGAGCCGTCCGATGGGACGGACGAGTTGCCGAGCTGCGAGGCGGTGCCGAGGGTGGTGACCTCGCGGCGGAGCTGGAAGATCAGCGCGGCGAGGTCAGCAGCCATGGTCAGCCTCCGTAGGTGAATGAGTCGGACCGCTCGAGCTTGAGTTCGGCGGTGGTGTCGGATGGCTGGGACCATCCGACGATGCGGTGTCGGATCTTGAAGTCGCCGACATGGGGGAGGGTGGCTTGCACGAGGATGTCGTCGCCGAGCTGCCACGACCCGATCCGCGCGTTGGTGTGGTCCCGGACCGTGATGGAGTCGACCTGTAGCACGTTGCGGTGCGCGCTGAGCTCCGCGGCGATGCGCTTGTCGAGCGTCCCCGAGCTCTTGACGTCCTTCGCGGAGAGCACGGTGACGCGGCGGAGTCGGCCATCTCGGACCGCGGTGGTGCGACGGAGGGATGCCGCCCCTTCACCTGCCCCGATGCCGATGACGCTGTTCGCGTAGTCGTCGCCGTCGGCGTCCGGCTCGAGCGGGAGCGTGATGTTCTCGCCCTGCACGAACCGGAGGTCGTCGCGGTATCGCCCCACCCGGGGGTAGGACACGACGATTTCGGTGCTGATGGCGTCCCGGGTGGCGTTCCACGAGTGCCGCTCGGTCCAGTCGAAGTTGTTGTCCGACGCCAGAGAGCGGATCTCATCGCCGACGTCGGGCGATTCCCACCATGAGAGGGTGTACGCGCCGCCGTCTTCCTTCTTCGTCGCGGCCGCGGCCTTCTTCGCTGCGTACGCGGCGTCGCTCGCGGCCTTCGCCTGCTTCACGACGGTCTCCTGCGCGTCGGCGGCCGCCTGGCGCTGGTCGATGACGTTCTGCTGCGCGTCGCATGCAGCCGACGCCTGGTCCGCCGACGCTTGCGCCGCGGCGATTTTCGCCTTGTCCTTCGTCTTCTTCGCCGCCGTGAGCGCTGCGTTCGCGGCTGTCCGCTGCGTCACCAGCGTGGAGTACTGCTTGCGGGCGTCGGTGGTGGACTGCCGCAGCGTGGAGAGCTTCGCGTTCTCGGAGGTGTAGGTCGCCTTCGCCGACGTGTAGTTGTCGGTTGCGGTCTGCAGGTCCATGGTCGAGAACGACCCGATTCGCAGCGGCGTGGACCCCGTCACGGTGATGCCGAGGTCCCCGTCGGGGAAGGACTGCACGTGCGCCCACAGGCGACGGACGATCTCGGCTGGGTCGATCTGGGCCAGCTGCCAGGCGTCGAGGAACGGGATCCCGTGGGGGTAGGTGCCCATCGACGAGACGCTGACGGTGCACTCCGAGCCCTTATAGGAGACCTCGGTCACGAGGCCGCGCCAGCGGATCTCGCCGTCCTCCTCGATGTTCAGGATCGTCCCGTACTCGTCGAAGAGCGGCTTCCCGTCCTCAGCGGTTGACCGTCCGAGGTCAGGCGAGATCGTCGCCTCGAACGACCCGGCGGCGGAGAGCTCCCAGGTGGGCGGCCGGCTGATGCTCAGGAGAGGCACATCGAAGTCGAGGAACGCCCTGGTCGTGGCTCGCTGTGCGATGTACCGAACCGTCACGGCTCAGACCGTCCTCTCGGAGAACGTCACCCGCAGGACGACCTGCGCGTTGGAGTCGACCTTGATCGTCCCCTTGTCGGGGGCCCGCTTCGCGTAGAGCGCGAGCTTCGCGGCCTGACCCTGGAACGCCTGCACGCTGCCCTGCGCGGCGACGAGCTGGGTGAACTTCGCGAGACCGTCGTCGGTGTCGAAGTCGTAGCCGACCTCGTCCCCGGTGAGGATCTTCGTCCCGCCCGTCGACGTCTCGATGTCGAACCGCCACGAGCCGTGGGAGTCCTTCGCGGTGGTCAGCGACGCGATGAACGCTTCGACCTGCACGTACGTCGCCCATGAGGGGATCGTGACCACCGGGGCGAACCCGGGCCACAGCACGTAGGCCGTGGAGGTGAGCTCGCTCGTGATCGTGCCGAGGTTGTAGTACGAGTCCGACTGCTGCCGCGGCCGCGCGACATTCCGAAGGTCGGTGATCATCGCCGCGGTGATCGTGCCCGTCGACGCGGGCAGGTCGATCCGCGCGAGGGTGACCGCGGAGTCGTTCTGGTGGCCAGCGAGATCCTGCAGCCGCTTCGTTCCTGCCGGGACGTTCGGCACGACGACGGTCTTCACGTACGCGGCGGTGGTGGGGTCGGCGGGCTCGTTGAACCCGGTGCCCTGCACGAACGGGTCCTGGACCTCGGCCACGAGCAGGTCCGAGCGTCCGCCCGCCGACGTCGTCGCGGCGATGGGCACGACGTCCTCGGTCGGGTTGCGGATCACGTACGTCTGCGAGGGCGATCCGGTCGCCCTGTTGATGACGAGCGCCGCGCCGGCCGAGACCCGGACGGACGTCCCCGGCACTGCCAGGGGCACCACCTTCAGGTCACCGGGCACGACGACGCCCTCAGCGCCGCCGGTCCCAGCGAAAGCGAGCACGCGGCCGACCTCGACGGGCACCTGCGCGCCGCCGCCGATCGCCCACGGGGTGTTGTCCCAAACCATGCTGTCTCTCCTGTCAGGGGCCTGTGTGGGCGTCGCGCCACCGGATGACGGCGCGGGGGTTGCCGAGCGCGGAAGCGCCCCGCATGACGAGCGTGTAGATGCCCGGGGGAAGCGAGGCGTCCATCAGCCGCGACGACGTGGACCGGACGTGGCCCGCCACGGATGCGCCCGCCTGCGTGATGGACCGCACCCATGGGCGGGTGTCGATCACGACCGGCGCGGAGTCGTCGACGAGCTGCAGATCGAAGGCGAACGCGAACTGCCCCAGCACCTCGAACCCGAGGCCGGTGGTGACCGGCCCGTAGAGCTCCACGATCGGCCAGGTCGCGACGTCGCCGGCGACCGTGAATGACACCGTGGCGTCCGCGCGATCACTGGTGGTCAGGGGGAACTCGAGCGGGAACGCGAAGCCACCGGAGTCGCCCGGGACGAGCGAGACCTGCGACGAGTGCTCGTCGCCGTACCAGAGCTTGTCCGCGGTCACGAAGTCCGCTTCGTACGTCATCAGCAGCGCTTCGGGACTGGCGTCCGAGGGAGCGATCTTCCGAGGGCGGCCGAACGCTGATCGGCCGCCCTCGGAGACGAGCTCAGCCATCGCGCCGGGGCTGCGTCGGATGCTGTCGCCGCCCCAGTACCGGACGATGTCGGCTTGACGCTGTGCGAGGTCCGCAAGGGTCGAGCCGCTGAGGCCGAAGGTCAGGCCGACCGTGCGCCCGCCGTGGAAGTCCTCGCCGAACTGCGTGCCGTCGTCGCGGGGGATGCCGGTGTCGTCGTTCGTGATGTCGTAGTCCCCGATGGTCGGGTACTCCCGCAGGTAGATCCCCGAGTCGTCCGTGAACTGGACGTCGGTGCCCGAGTACCGCAGACCCCAGTAGCCGGTCATGCTCGTCCGCCTCTCATCAGGGTCCGGTACTTGAACATCGCGTCGTCCATGTCGCGGCGCTGGTTGCCCGAGCTGAGGAACTGGAACGAGACCGCGCCAGCAGGGACAGACGGAGCTGCTGCCACCGGCTGGTGCGCGTAGAGCACCTGAGGTGGTGCCGGCACGTACGTCGGCACCACAGGTCCGCCCGACGCCATGCGCCCAGCCGTAGCCGGGAGCGTGCCCGCGTTGATCGCCTGCAGGAACGCCCGCCCGTACTTGTTCACCGAGGCGGTCTTGATTACGTACTCGCCGTTCGAAAGCCACATCGGCACGTCGTCCGATGTGCCCGTGCCCGGGCCGTAGACCGGACCGCCCGTGGCGAGCGTGCCCATGCGGCCGGTACCCGACTCAGCCCCGTTCAGGTCGGACAGCTCGGAACGGGCCTGGCGGATCTTCGCGAGCGTGGCGTCGAGCTGCGTGCTGTCCGAGTTGACCTTGAACAGCGTGCTCACCAGTGCGGGGACGGAGTTGACCTTGCTGCGGTACCCGTCCACCGCCCCGCCCGCGCCTCCCGCGTTGTTCGAGAACGTCGTCGCCCACTGCGTCGGCGTGCCGAGGATCTTGTTCGCGTAGTTCTGCGCTGCCTGGCCCGTGATCCCGTACTGACCGAGGGCCTTGATCAGCTCGTTCCGACCGTTCTGCATGGCCGCCGTCGCCTGCGTCTGCGACCCGGTCTGCGCGAACAGCTTGCCCGCGTAGTTCTCCGTGGTCTGGGCGATGGCGTCCACTGCTGCCTGGTTCTTCTGTCCGGCCGCCGTGGTGGTGTCGAAGTCGTCCTTCTGCGCGTTCAGCGCCTTCCCGTTGTCCTTCAGGGACTGCGCGGCGGTGTCGAGAGCGGCCTGAAAGTCGCGCTGAGCAGAGCGTGCGTCGAGGGTGGGAGACGTCAGGTTCTCGAGCGCGTTCGAGGTGTCGGTGATCGCCTGCGTCGCGTCCGTCGCTGCGGCCGTGACCCCTTGCAGCCCGCCCGAGGCGGTGTCGTCGGAGCTCTTGCTGTCGCCGGCAGCCTTCGCCTGGTCCTTGAACGCCTGCTTACCGCGGTCCAGCGACTCGGACAGCTTGGCGATGTTCTCGCCAGCCGTGTGAGCTGCCTCCGACTGTCCGGTGAAGATCCCCGTGAAGGTGTTCGTCTTGCCGATCTTCTTGAGAACCCCGTCGAGAGCGTCCCCACCCTTCAGCACCGCGTCGGTGAGGTCCTTCTGACTGACGCCAGCCTTCAGGGCGGCGGAGTAGGCGTTCTCGCTCGCGAGCTTCTGAGCCACCCACGTTCGCGAGTTGTCTGTCAGCGCCCCGGTCTGCTCATTCAGGGTTTCCTTGAACTCGTCGGCGTCGGCGGCGATCTTCGCCTGCATGTTGGCGTACAGCGAGAAGACGACCATCGCCCCAGTGACGCCAGCAGCCAGGCCACCGATGGCCCCTCCGGCTGACTTCGCCGAAAGGTTGAGCGTCGACATTGCCTCCTTCGCCGCTGCGATCTTGGGTACGAACCCGAGGAACGCAGCACCGCCGAGTCCCACCGCGGCTGTGACGATGCCGATGCCGAGAGCGACTTCCTTCACCGGTCCGGGTGCCGAGCCGTAGGCGCTTGCGAGTCCCGTGATGCCCTGCACCATGTCGCGGAGCACGCCATTCGAGGACGATCCGGTCTCGATGAGATCCGACTCGAAAGCGGCGCGCAGCTTCTTCAGGTCGCCGTTAAGGTTGTCCATCTTCCCGGCGGCCTGCTGGGCGGCGAAGCCGTTGTCGTTGACAGCGGCCGTCCACTTGTCGACCCCCTTCGCGCCGTCCTGCATGAGAACGGTCGCGGCGGTGATCTGTTCGTTCCCGAAGATCTGGCCGAGCGCCTGCTGCCGCGTTGCCTGGTCCAGACCGCCGAGGTGGTCCTTCAGCTGCTCGGCGACGCCGTTGAACCCGAGGAACTGGCCCTTGGTGTTGTAGACGCTGATGCCGTACTTGTTCATCACGTCCGCCGCCTGCTGCGACGGCGAGGTGAGTGACGACAGCATGCCGCGGAGCGACGTGCCGGCCTGGTCAGCGAGGATGCCGTTCTGCGCGAGCTCCGAGAGCGTGCCCACGGTCTGGTCGATGCTGATGCCGAGCGAGGAAGCGACCGGGCCGACGTACTTCAGCCCCTGTCCGAGATCCTGCACGGAGCCGAGCGCCTTGTCGGCTCCGGCGGCGAGCAGGTCGGCGATGTGCGGAACGTCCTGACCCGACAGCTTGAACTGGGTCATCGCGGAGGCAGCGATCGAGGTCGCCTCGGCGACGTCCATCTGGCCTGCTGCAGCGAGGTCGAGCGCGCCCTTCAGCCCGCCACCGAGCTGATCCTTCACCGAGACGCCGGCCTTGGTCAGCTCCGTCTCGGCCTCTGCCGTCTCCTTCGCGGAGAAGCCGATCCCCTGGCCCATGGTGAGGGCAGCCTGGGTGAGCTCCTTCATCTCGCCTGCCGTGGCGTGCGAGAGGGTCTGCACCTGCGACATCTGGGCGTCGAAGTCGGCGAACGTCTTCACGGCGAGCCCGACGCCAGCTGCCGCAACCGTGCCTACGGTGAGGAAGCCCTTCCCGAGACTGTCGATGGCCTCGCGCTTCTGCGCCAGCTTCTCGGTCTCCGACCCGAGCTCCCGCGTCTTCTGCGCGGCAGCCTGCATCCCCGAGATGTACCCGTTCACCTCCGCGACGAGGGAGACCTTCGTGGTGCGGTTCGCCATGATGTGGTCCTTCTCCGGGGATGGTGGGGTGCGCGGGCGGTAGGCCGGCGAAACGGGTCAGCAGGGGAGGTCAGCGCGAGGGCGGCGAAGCTAGCCCTCCACCCGATGCACGCGCCAGTGCATCGATCGCTTCTGCGCGTCCGAGAGCTTCTTGCCGTGCTTCTCGAAGTAGCTGTCCCGCGCCTGACTCAGCGCCAGCTCGGCGTAGTCGACGGTCGGGTACTCGCTTGCCTCGTAGTGCCAGCCGCCGTCGCGAGATGGATCGGCCTCTGGTGAGAGCGCTTCGGACATCGGCTGCCCGTGCGATCCCATGTCCCGTGCCTGTCGCTGGTGGTTCAGCAGTAGCGCGACTTGATGCTCGTCGAACTCCGGCTCCCGGTAGGTCGTCGCGCCGACCATCCGGCCCGTCTCCGGGTCGTAGGCGTACTCGACGAACTCGCGCGGCTCCCACCCCCACAGACGTGCAGGAGCGATGCCGAGACGGGTGGCTAGCTCGAGCTCTTCCCAGAGCCGCCCAGCGCTTTTTTTGCCGCGTCCAGCACCTCCGCGGGCGACTTCTCGTTCAGCGAGTAGACCGTGTCCGTGACCCGCTGGAAGTCGTAGCCGCCGAGTGCGGTGAGCAGGTCGTCCCACTGGTTGACCGGCTTCTTCGGGTCGGAGAGGTCGACCAGCAGCGGCACCTCGTTGTCGTCCTCGAGCAGCACGCCGGACCTGGGTGCGATGTAGAGGACCGCGGCGCGCAGGTTGTACCCGTAGAACGAATCCATCGCGACGCCGAGACGGGCCGGGGAGTGGTCGACGGCGTCCGCCCACTCCGGACCGCTGACCTTACGGAAGCGGAGCGTGTACGTCTTGCCGTTCAGCTGCACGTCGACATCGTCGGTCGGAGCCGGAGATGTCTTCGCCGCCTCGAGGTCTTCAGCGAACCCCATGAGTTGTGCCACCGTTCTCCACCGTGACGAGGGAACCTGGCCGGGGCGACGGTGGAACGCCCCGGCCAGGGGTTGTGCGCAGGGGCCGCTACTCGACGAGCTTGACCTTCGTCTGCGTCGGGGCGGTGATGTACATGCCCTGCGTGATGGTGTCGACGCCGTTCTCCGTCGGGGCGTCCGGACGCTGCACGCCCGCGATCACCGTGATGACGTCCACGACCTGGTCCGCGGCCCAGTCGGTGGCGTTGTCGAGCGCCTTCCGGCGGACGAACCAGCCGGCGGTGTCGCGCGGGTGGATCACGGCTGCCGAGCTCGGGTCCTCCGAGTCGACGTACTTGACCTCGAGCGTCTCGGTCGTCTTGCCGCCACGCGAGAGGTCCTGGCTTAGCGTGTAGCGCTTGTCCTCGACGGTTGCCTGGGTGATGGCGTGGGCGAAGCCGTCCGAGGTGTAGCTGTAGGTGACGTTCTTCGTGGTCGGCTTCCCGAGCGTCGCGACGGAGAGCGGGTTGACGTCCGCGCCGTAGGGCACGAACGCGATCTTGTGGCGACCGTCGGAAGCGGTGGACGCCGGGGTGGGGTCGAGGCCTTCGGCCATGGTGAATCTCCTTCGAGGTGAGGACCCCATGCGGCGGATCCACATGAGGGAGAGACCCGCGGCGCGGGCGATGATGCGGACGGCGAGTGCGCGCGTCCGTTCAGGCGGGGTCCGAGATCAGGTCGAACTCGGCGGCCGCCCAGTACAGGGGAGGGGTGAGGTCGCGGTCGTACTGCAGCGGCTCCGACACCTCGTGCGTGATGCGCCGGCAGACTCGGCCGTCGATCGCCGGGACGAACCCGAGCAGCTGCTGCATCACGGCGTCCGCGAGGACACGCACGTCGGACGGCACCTGCGAGACCGAGTGCACCGTGAACGTGTACGTCTCGACGTCCTGAGGTCCGGTGTAGCGGCCGACGGTGCGGCGTCCGCTGTTCGCCCAGACAGTCACGTAGCGGGTGCGGGGCGAGCCGTCGTCGTTCTCGTCGGCGACACCCTCGAAGACGCGGGGCGCGAGGTCGGCGTGCTCGCGAAGCCGTGCGAGGACGGCGTCGACATGCTCGGTGGCGCTCACAGGATCGTGTTCCTTCCCGTGATGACGGATCGCACGATGCCGCCGAAGGTCAGTGCTTGCTCGGCCTTCTGCAGCGCTTCGTCAAGCAGGCGTTCGAAGTTGGCGGACTCGGCCTCGAGGGCCTGGTCGCCGTAGTGACGGGGGGCGAAGTGGGGTGCGCCGTACTCGACGATGCCGCCGAACGTGCCCTGCTTCTTGTTCCGGTCAGGGCCGATCTCGCAGGAGAGGACCGTGCTGCCGAACCCCTGGAAGCCGACGAAGTCGTACCCGATGGACCCCGGGTAGGCGGCGAGGCCCTTCATCCCAGAGGCGCGGGACTTCCAGTCGTCGCGGACGTTGATCGCGGAGGTCTCAGTGGCGGCGCGGACGTAGGGTCCAGCACTCGATGCGACCTCCCCGAGTGCCTGCGCGAGCTCGTTCAGCTCGTGGAAGTCGACGGTGAACCCGTCGGCCATCAGCTGATCAGCTCCACGGGCAACCGGCGTGCTGTCGCCTGCGTCTCGAAGTGGACGCCGGTGATGCGGAGCTGCTTGCCCACGAGCGCTGCGTCGAGATCCGACGCCGTGATCGCCACGAGGTCGTTGACGCGCAGGTCACCGGTGCCGTCGATCGGTACGGACAGCACCGCCATCTGCTTGACGAGCAGCTGCGCGGCCGCGTCGACTCCGCTGGTGACACCGGAGACGAACCGGAGACGGCACTTGCCCTCCCAGACGGTCTCCATGGGCTGTTCGAGGTCGCCGGACGCGCCTCGCACGGGCTTCCCCGAGGGACGCTGCACGCGGCAAGTCGAACCCATCAGCTGCTCGGCCATTTGACGGCCGCGACGGGTGATCTGTGTTCCGCGCACAGCGCCCTCCTAGTACCAGGGGAACAGGACTTCTTCGGTCGGGGTCGGCACCCATCCGGGCGGGAAGCGATGCGGGGGAAGCCGGGTCGTGGTAATCGTCCCGAGGCCGCCGACGCCCGTGGTGCGGTAGCCGGCGAGCATCCGCTTCTCGGACGCGGTGAGGTACGCACCGGACTCGTCGACCTTCCAGCCCTCGCGGTAGTCGTCCACGCCGCCCGTGGTCTGCGCTTCCCGGTTCTCGTAGACCCGGCCGGCGCAGTAGAGGGTGACGAGCACGACGTCGTCGGGCATCGGGTCGACGAGCTCCCCGTCATCCCTGAGGAACGTCCGCCCTGTCTCCTTGCGGACCAGGGCGGACGCCATCCTCAGGCACAGCGCGGCGCGCTTCGCGTCGTCGCTGCCGTCCGCGATCGGCTCGCTCAGCCAGTCGCCGAGATCGGAGACCCCGGCGAGTGTCGCCGGGGTCCCCATCAGGACGCCATCGTGGCCGAGACCGCCCGGAGCGGGTCGAGGGTGGCCGCGCCGTAGAACGTGTCCACGACCGACTGGTCCTCGAGCTGCAGCGGGTTGTAGTGCTGGATCCAGCGGAGCGCGAACCCGTCCTGCGCGACCGTCGCCGAGTACGCGGCCCCCTGGGGCTGCTTCGACGGGCGGGTGACGTGCGCGAACGCGTCGCGGTGGTACCCGATGCCGAAGTCGTCCGGGAGGGACGGGTCGGCGACGATCGTGAACCCGAAGAGGTTCCCGATGGTCGCGTTGCGCAGCACGTCGCTGGTACCGGACTCGTTGACGCGCTGCAGCAGCTCGTCCTCGAGGGCGGCGGCCTCCATGTCCGCGCCGACGGCGAAGGTGCGGCCGACAGCCGGCACCTTGCGCTTGTTCAGCACGCCACGGGCGTGGATGAGGGCGCTCCGGAAGTTCGAGCCGTCCGGAGCGACGGCCGGGATCGCCTCGTCCGTGGCGATCGCCGTCATCTGCGCGACGAGCGGGGTGGCGAGCTCGTCGACCACCGACTCGGCCTGCGGGATCAGGACCTGCTGGGTCATGTCCTTCAGGGTGAACGTCTCGAAGTCGTCCGGGAGCCGGACGGCGTTGTAGACCTGGTCGTTGAGCTGCACCGGGTACCACTGCTGCCCGAGCTCGTTGAACTGGATCGCGTCGCGGTTCGTGCGGTTGGCCTTGGTGTAGACCTTCGCCTTCCCCGCCGAGACCGGCCCGAGCACGTTGACGGTCTGCCCGACACCCGCGACGAAGTCGGCGTTGAAGTCCTGGCGGACGGTGCGGGGCAGGAGGGACAGCCAGCGCAGGGACGCGAGGGTCGCCCGCGCGGCCTGGACCGGGGTGTAGAGGGTGTTGGCCACGATGGCCCCTTTCAGTTGAGAGATGAGCGCCACCGCGGTCGGTGGCACTAGCGGCGGAAGACGTCCTCCGCGAACTTGTCGACGTCGGCCGTGGGGTCGGTGTCGTCCTTGGTGGGGTCGCCGCCGCCACGCAGCTGCTGACGCGGCGTGTTCGTCGGCGGCTTCTTCGGGCCGCCGAACATGCCGAGCAGTTCTTCTGCGTCGGCGAGCAGTTCTTCCTCGGTGGTGCCCTTGAGTCGGCCGATCAGGCCCTCGGGCAGACCGTGCTTCAGGCCGACTCGGAGACGCAGGTTCTCGGCTTCCAGAGCCGTGACCTTCTCGCCGCTGCCGGCGTTCTCCTTGGCCTGTTGCTCGGCCTTCGCGGCGCGCTCCCGGAGGTTCTTGTTCTCCGAGTTCACCTTGCGGATCTTCTCGCGCACCTTGTCGGCGTCGAACTTGTCGGGATCCGGGTCCGTGTCGTCGCCGGCTCCGGTCTGGTCGCCCTCCTGGGACGTGCCCTTCCCATCGCCGTCGCCGTCACCGTCGCCCGCGCCGCCGTCCGTGTCGGTCGGCTTCGCGCCGTCGTCGCCGTCCACGAAGCGGATGCCTCGCAGCTCGAACGGCGACAGGCCGATGCGGGCCATGCCGTCACGGTCGCAGGACGTGAGTGTGGATCCACCGAGGATGTGCTTCATGCGTGCCCTCCTGGGGCTGTTCGGGCTGCCACCAGGGCAGCGATTACCCGTCCTGTCCGGACTGGGTGGTTCTCGTGTTCCGCACCGAAGGGGAGTCGCGGAAGTCACCGTTCGCGCGCATGCGAGGCAGCACGGATTCCTGGGTGCGGGCGAACCCGGCGGCGTTTGCCTGGCGGGCCGCCTGGTTGTAGGTGTCGATGAAGCCCTGCTCTTGCTTCGTCGGAATCCACTCGCCGTAGACGATCTCGGCGTGGCAACCGCAGTGGGAGTGGAAGTGCATCCCGTCGCCGGCCACAGGGTCGTCACCGGCCGAGGCGCGCGATCGGTAGACCGGGCCACGGGAGCAGAGCATCGCGCAGAATGCGCACGGGTTACCGTCGGAGACGCGCCGCCACCCGATGGCCTGCTGATCGTGCGACGTGGTCAGGTCGATGGTCTCGCGGCCACCCATCAGCACCTGGCGGCGCATCATTCCGGCGAAGCCGTTCCGAGCCGCAGCGAGCGCCGCGGACCCGGACATGCCCGACGCGACGAGGTTCTTCACACGGATGGGGCCAGCCACCAGGAGGATCTGCGCTGTCAGCGCCGAGTCGAACGCGGGTGTCACGATCGGCGACGCATCGGTCCCGATCTCGGCCGTCCGGTACGCGCTGATGTACGCCGACGTCGTCGCCACCGACTGGTCGTAGAACTTCGAAGCGAGGGCCGTGTTCATGGCGAGCCAGTCGATGCTCGAGGCATCGAGGTGGGCCTGTTGCAGCTGGTCCCAGAGGTTCAGGGACACGGCCGCGGCCTGCGCGGCGAGCTGCAGCTGCAGGACGCCGTTCGCCTCAGTGAGCGCTCGCCCCTCCGCCGTTAGGGCCACCGACTTGTCCTCCCAGCGCATCCGCGATCTTCTGGTTCGCGTCCGGGTTGGCGCGCTTGTACTCGAGCCAGGCGGCGGCGACGTCCGGCGTGACGCCGGGGATGCGATCCCACAGCTTCTCTGGCGGGACACCGAGCATTGTCGCGATCTTGCCGAGCGCGTCCGCGGCCTGAGCCATCGACCGGGACTGGTAGTCGGTCCAGTCGACGATGACGCTGAAGTCCCCGGCGTCGTCCTCGCGGCCCTCCACATGCGACGCGAGGCGCAGCGTCTGCGCGTGGGAGTCGCCGAACCCGACCTTCCGCTCGCCCGCCTTCAGGTCGAGCATCGCCCGCGCCTCGGTGATGGCGTCCGCGGAGAGGTTGATCATCTTCCCCGTGAGCGCATGCGCGGGCGTCTGCGACACGGCCGCCAGGGTCTCCACGTCGGTGTCGCCGGCCTTGATCAGTCCGTCCGGGGTGGTCTCGTCGAGCGTGCCGAACTGGACCCCCTCACCACCGGTGAGGATGTCGTTCTGGCGGAGCAGCAGCTTCCGCTTCTCCGCCTCGCTGTCGTCCTTCGGGTCCTCGAGGCCGGTCGCGGTGCGCACCTTCCACGACGAGTGGTGCTGGATGAGCAGCCGGTCGAACGTGGTCTTGTTGATGCGCTTCGCGATCGGGATGAACGGCTCCACCTCGCCAGGAGTGCGCCCCTCGAGGTCGATCTGATTCGAGTACCGGACCGCGGGGGTCACGCCGAGCCCGTGCACCTCGGTCTGGATGAAGGTGAGCTTCCCGTCCTCCATGCCGAGCGTGTAGACCGCCTCTTCGTCCACGACGATGCGGTGATCGCCGCGGACGCGGAGGTAGTACATCGGGTACTCGTCCTCGACGACGTCCTGGTAGACCGCGTGCATGTCCCGCGGGGAGTACCCGCGGATGACGGCGGCGCTCGTAGCCGATGCGCCGGTGCCGACGAGCCCGGGCAGCACCGTCGTGTAGGCGTACCCGTACGCCAGCGCTGCGCGGTGCAGCGCACGCTGGCGCGACTGCATCCGGTTCCGCTGCCACGGCAGCCACATCGCGTCGAGAGCGCGGCCGTTGGTCGACCGGACCGCCTCCGCGACGAGCTGCTGCGCGACCGTGGTCACGACGAGCGTGAGCCACGGGGTCTCCGCGAGGTCGCGCAGGTACTTCTCTTCGAGGTCGGCCTGCTGGGGCACGCGGACCTTCTCGGGGTCCCAGTGGTACCAGCGGTCGATGAGGTCGAGCCTCGTCCTCTCGGCCTGCCACTTCGGGATCAGGACGTTCTGGGCGAGATCCACCACGTCCGCGGGCTTCATCACCAAATCTGGCCCCTGCCCTTCTTCTGTGGTCGGTTGTTCAGGACGAGTCGGCGGACCATGCGGGCACCGACCATGCAGACGGCGAGGTCGATCTTGTTCTTCGACTCGCGGTGGTCCTTCGAGATCGACACGTACCCCTGCACCGGGTAGCGGCGAGCGTTGAGGACGTGGCGGCGGAGACGAGGGTCGGCGTCGTGGGTGAACGCTGCCGACTTGATCTCCTCGAGCGTGAACGCGACGGCCGAAGCGAAGTCGCGGGCGTTGTCCCGGGCGGACATGTCGTACATGACGGCGCTGCCCTTCCCGCCCTTGGTTCCCGACGCCCACACGCGCAGCTGGTGCCGGTAGCGCAGGTGCCACTCGTTGAAGAGTGGGTCCCAGTAGCGGTCCATGGTCTCGTCGTCCAGCACGTGCGACGGGTCCCCGAAGAACCCGACGACGCGGTACCGGTCGAACGCCGACTGCACTGCAGCATCGACAGCCTCGCGCGGTGCGAGCCAGCCGTCGCCGCGCTTCCCGGGCGGCCGCTGCCACATGTTGAGCGTGAACACGTGGCCGTCCGCCATCCGGCAGCCGACGAGCGCCGTGGCGTCATCCGACTTGGAGCAGTCGAGGAACAGCACGACCTCGTCGCCCTGTTCCACCTCGGTGTCCGGGGCTTGCAGCGGGTCCCACTCACCGGGCTCGGTCCACGCATCCTCGGCAGCGGTGATCTGGTTGTACCACTTGCGGCGGGACTCGCTCGGACTGTTCTGTGGGTTCGCGATCGACTTCTTGATGCGCCCCTCCGCGTCGAGCCAGACCGCGTCGCCGCGGACCGATGCGACCACCGACGGGGCCGCCTCGAGCGTGAGAGGGGCTTCGGGCGGTGCCTCGAGCGAGTCGTACATCACGCCGAAGTCCTCGAACGCTGCACGGTCGCCCACCGTCTGCTCGTACGCCTCGCGAGCTCGCTGCCCGACCGAGTCCTCACCCGGTCGGTAGGCGTTGCAGATGTCCAGCATGCGGGCGGGAGAGTCCTTCGCCGACTTCGCCGCGTTCCCCTCGATCGCGCCGGCCATGTCGTGGCCGCCGTTCGAGCCGTTCCAGTTCTGCGTCTCGTTCCGCACGATGAGCGTCGGTCGGCCACCCTCGATCGCCATGACCGAGGCCGTCACGGCTTCGATCTGGCGGGTGTCGCCCATCGCCCAGACGTTGAGCTTGCCGACCTGGATCCCGTAGCGCTTGCGGGCCTCCGCGCTGATCAGCGACGGGAACAGCTTCATCGTGTTCTGCGTCTGCTGCTGCGAGACCGCGACCATCTGGACCCAGGCGTTGGGGTTGTCCCGCCCGATCGGTCGGTCGCCGTCCCAGTGGTCGAAGAGGGTCGGGCCGCACAGGTGCCCGATGCCGAGCGTCCCAGCGACAGGGTCCTTGCCCCAGCCCTTGAGGCGCTGCAGGACGGCCGAGTGGTACAGGAACTGCCCCGACTGGTCCAGAGCGAAGAACCAAAGCAGGAATCGTGCCTGCTCCGGCGTGAACTGCCACGGGCCCTTCTTGCCCTGCAGCCACCGACCGCACCAGGCCATGAACTGCCAGCCGAGCGTGGCCTGCGGCAACCACCAGCCCGCCTTGTCGTCCCACTGCCAGGTCGGGCCGAGCTTCACCGGCTCCCACTGCAGGTCTGCCGGCGGCAGCGTGCGCTCGAGCATGTCCCGGTACCAGGACTCGATCTCGCGGAGCTCGTCGTCTTCGGAAGTCAGCAGCGCGGCGGCGTTACGCGCTCGCGCCATAGGGCACAGCCCATCGCGAGTTCGCCGCGGACCGGTGCTGGTTCGAGGCGGCCTTCTCGCCGTCGTCGGGGAGCTTCAGCCCCCGCAGCAGCTGCGCCATCGCGGCTCGGTGCTGCCGGAGCTCGGACACGAGCGGGTGCGGAACGAGCTGCCCCATGGATCCGCTCACGGTGAGCGGAGCGTCCACGAGCTCGTCTTCCATGCGCACGATCAGGTCAGCCTCAGCGCACGCGGCCCGCAGCACCTCGAGCTCGTCCTGCCTGAGCTCGTACTTCTCGGTCGTCTCCTTCCACAGCTTGCGGCCCTCGGCCTTCAGCATGCGGGGAGCGGGGTTGCGGGTGGTGCCAGCCATGGTGTCCTCCGGGGACGCGAACGTGCGCCACCGGGGCGCGGTTACAACGCCGGCACGACGAGTGGTGCCAGCTGCAGGGGAGCGCCGCGGAAGCGCCTGCCCGTGAGTGCGATGTACCGACCGACCGAGTACCACTCGATCGCTCGCACTCCGTCGCGCACGTTCCGCCCCGGCCCCTCAGGCAGCAAGCCGAACACGTGCAAGCCCTCGCCGGATCGGGACACCTCGACGTAGGTGCCGGGGTTGTCGGCCAGCACCTGACGGGCCCAGTCAGCGAGGTCGCCGTCGACCAGGCAGTGGTCGAGGTCGATGCAGCCGATTCCGTCGCCCAGCACGAACCCGATGCCCTCGCCCTTCGACGACGCCACAGCATCCGCATGCGACGACCACGTGCCCGGGTTCGTCGATGACGCCGACCGGCCGGTGGTCGTGACGGGGCGCTTCGTCTTCGTGAAGCGCACGAACCGCGGCCGCGACTTCATCTCGACGGGCAGGTTGCCGGCGTTCCGGGCTCGTCGGTGAGCCTTGAGGCGGCAGTTCGGCGAGCAGAATCGGGCCCCTGCGCGCATCAGCAGCAGGGAGGAACCGCACTCTCCGCAGCTGCTGGTCGTCATGGGACCAGTGTACCGGGTGAAACGGATAATCCCCGGAAACAAAGGGGAGTAGCGGCACCGGTTGGGGCCGCACAGACGAGGGATCGGCCCGCGAAATCGACCAATTCCGGGTCTGACCAGGGCTTTCTCTGCCGGAAAAACAGAGAGACGGTGCACGCAGGATCGGAATTGCTATCCGGCGGTTTTCGCTCCGCGACGCGGGGGAGTCGCCCCCCACCCGATGTACTAGTACAAATCCGAGGGGCTGTTCACGCTCGACCTCGATGTACTAGTACATTCACTCCGGGGCTTGGACGCCCTCGGGTGCCTGCTCACTGGCCTGGCCGTCGTCCTTGGGCTTCGGCTTGGCTCGCCTCGTCCGCTTGGGCTGGGCTGCAGTGGTCTGCTCAGCGTACCCGCTGGCGGTGAGGTAGTCAGCTGCTCCGCGTGTGACCTCGACTGTGTCGCCCGCGTCGTGTCCGCCGACGGGCATGGTGATCTTGACCGCGGGCATCGCTACTCACTCTCGGGCTGGTCGGGGTGGTGCAGCGTGGCCGCGGTGATGGTGCCCGCTCCGATGCGGGATGCGGTCACGGTGCCTGCGATGATGTGCTCGCCTCTGATGACGCATGCCGCCAGGTCACGAGATGTGATCGCTCCGGATGCGATTGCCTCGCCACTGATCACCCCGCCGTTGGCGAACCCGTGCGGCTCGTCCGCTGCTGCTGCTGTGCGCATGTCCGATCCCTCGCCTGTCATCGCTTCATGCCGGGGTGCGGCTCCTGCGGTCTGCGTCGGAGCTGCGCGTTCGTGGTGTTGCGGGCAGCGGACTCGCGTGCGGTCTTCGCCTTGTGGCACGGGCCAGACAGCCACTGCAGGTTGTCCATGCTGTGGTTGTCGCCCATCACGAGGTGGTCGGCGTCCGTGCCGATGCCGTCGCAGTCCGGCTCGTGGTGCTCGGCTTCACACAGTCCGCGGGCTCGAGTGCGCACCTGACGCCTGATCTCCTGCCAGTTGCTCGGTAGCCGGAGCCGCCGGTCGCTGGTGTGCCACGGCATCGAGTGCTCGCTCAGTCCTGCGTGGGTTCCACGCGGTCGTGGAACTGCTCGTGGGTCAGCTTGCTGTCGGGCAGGTTGGCGACGCTGCTGGCGCACCTGATGCAGTCGACGTCCATGGGCGCGTACGAGCCGTCTTCCGGACCGCTGATCGATCCGTCCGAGTTCTGCACGTTGGCGGGCACTGTTTCGTCGAAGCACTGCACGGTGGATCCTCTCGGACTACAGGGCGGGAGCGGTTACGAGGAAGACGCTGATGCCGGCGATGATGGTGATGAGGACGCAGATGATGATGACGGCGACGGTGTTGTCGCGAGGGTCACGCAT